CTATCGCACCACCTGTTGCTCTTCCCATAACCATAGGAGGAGTCGTATTGTAATACTGTGCTCCCCAAGTGTTCGATGAGAAGGCTACGAGATCGCTACTATCTACATTCGCATTGGTTGTGATTGCTCCCATATCCGCAGTAGTTATCTGGACATCATTGGTATTGAACTGACGATTGAAAGTAGGGTTCTTCGTATTGAACTGTTCATAAGTAAATCCCAAGATACCCCACATCGATCTTTCCCAATCCTTTTCACCTACATTGAAATCCTCTATGAATATCCCACAGTTTGAATCAAAGAAAGTCCAAGGTTGAAGATTCTCATTGAATGGAGTGTATTTCTCTGTGACTACAGGTGCTAAAGTAAAATTGACTGGGATGTCTTCAGGATACGGTCGTAGGTCTGGACAGAAGAGGTTTCTGTAAGGTCTCTTGTTCAATTTCCAAACCGCCGAACTCGCATTGGGATTGATTGGACTGTTCGGTTGTCCTGCGAATACACTGTTTCCCAAGAACTCTGGAGTATGAAGTTGTTGAAAGTTGAATCGTGCCCCTACAGTATCAAAGTTCAGTTGAGGATTATCTGCTCCAACATAGACGAGCCTCGTATAGTGCGATTGAAGGTATGCGTCCGCAGGGTTCAATGTCCCTGTTGGAGATTCAGCAAAATAGGTATCAGCAGGATCGACTCCTACGTTCTGGACTTCTTTATCAAGTAATCCATTATACAGACAGATACAGTCTGTTCCGTAAGCATTGAAATGTGGATCTGCTCCCAAGAGTTGATTGTAAGCGATTTCACCTCCACCACCACCATCGTGTTTCCCATTGAGATAAAACCCATCTTCACTTGAATTAGGTGCTACGTGAGGGAATCTTGGATATCCTGACTTGTTGAAAAACATAGGACTGATACCACCGATGAGTCTTGTAGTAAATGATATCACATCATACGTCCCAGCATCCGCTGTTCCTACTTTGGTAACTGTTCTTCTTCTCGCAAATCCATATCGTAGGTTATGATCATTTTCATCAAGACCACCAGCATTGATTTCACTTCTGGTATTGTCATAGAATATCCACATTGGAGCAGATTGATGACTTTCATTAAAGACTGTCGTAGGTTGTTGGATTGGTAAATGTTCATAATTATCACTGCCGAGTGTGTCTAAAGCAGTTTCATTATCATCTGTTTGAAATGGGTTGAAATGAATGAACCTTGAATTATTCGGTGTTGATCCTGTGAGTCTAAATTCAGCAGGTGCCTGATTCCCCGGATCAGTTGATGCGATGTGTTCGGCTGATGGTGATTCTCCAAATAGGGTTTCATCTTTTCCTTGAGCATCAAACCACGCTTTCAGTAAGTCCAAGTTCTTTTGATTCCACTTGAATGAAGTTACGATCTCTCCCACAAATCGCTCGGTGTATATAACCATATTCAACATCTGTGGTTGATACCGATCTCTCCAACCAACACCTTCACCTGTGATACCAACAGGTAAAGGCTCTCCAACACCATCATCACCTTTGGAGATTAAATCAGCATTCTTCCATACATCTCGACCTGTAACAAACAACTCTGGACGTTTCACACCAATCGTGGCGTGTGAGTTCAACCAATCCAAACCAAATGGTGAAGTAGTTCCAGTAATCGTATCATTTTCATTCGGTATCTCGTGTTGAATTCCACTCTGTCCCCAATATGCCTTCCATCCCTGCTGATTGAATGTATAGGGTGTCGCACAGGAGAACCTCTTGAACAAGGTGCTATCGGCACTTGTTGAAACTTGAGTTTGAACCATACCAACCTCGCTCGCGGCGGAAAAGGGTGGGACATCTGTAGGAGCACCAAATGTTCCTCCTGCTGTTCCGTGAGTAGTTTCCAAAGGACCTCTTACATTCATTTGATCTGTAATATCTACGGCAACTGATGAAGGACTATTGAAACCTTCTTTAGTTGTGATTTTCAAATCTTCTTTATACCAGATATATTCACTTAAGGCAGGTTCTCTTACGTGAAAGGTATCAATGTTTTGATCTGTATCTGTCCTTGACATCGTATTGTTATCAGTATCTTCATCATCGCCTTGAGACAATGCCTTGATCTTATCAACGATTGGGAAGTTCTTACCGTTTTGATATCTCGCTCCATAGTATGTGATCTCCTTCACAAAGATAGTATATCTGGAACAATCATTCTTATACTTGTATCCTATAGTCATAGTGGCGGTTCTTGTTGGATTCTCAACATAGGTTGCTGGAACTCCACCAAATCGATAGTCGTGAAGATCGTGATAGTTCCTATAGATAGGCATATCATTACACGCATAGGGAAGTCCATTCTCATAATTGTCAAACTGATGGACGGCTGGATTCTTACCTTGTCCCATCAGGGCGGTTGCCCACGCTGGAATTGTGACATCCTTGACATTGATATTCCAATCCCTCTTCGTAGCATCATATCTTCTGGGTAGGTGAAAGTATCCTTCACCATTTGTAGATTTGAAGTAAGATACTGATAGATGAGCCTCATTGTCAGTCAAGACATACTTGTTCTTCCTTGTCTTGTATTGGACACATCGAGCATTGAATGGAGGCAGATCGCCATAGGGTGCGACTGCTTCATTGAATCCAGATTGCTTTAGATTCCAGTAAAGTTGTGACTTCTCTTGATAGACTTCTTCCACTTCATACTCTGTCTTCAAATCTTTCGCTTGAAACTCTATCGTGGATTGACCACATCCCAACTCACTCACGAAGCCTGAATGAACTTCAACCACATCACCTGTATTCAATTGAATCCCAGCACCGAGTTTATTTGTAAATTGAGCATATTGAGAAGTGTTGTTAGATTTACCTTCTTCACTATTCAATCGGGAACAGTCAAGAAGGACAGTATTAGTATAACCTTCACTCATTATTATATAGTATTATATTTAAAAAAATTAATTAAGCATAACTTACACTGACAAATCCATCAGTAAGACTTACTTGACGGACAGTCTCTAACCAACAACGCTGAACAGCACCATTCACGAAGTTCGCAGGACCAGCATCACCATCGCCAGAGCCAGTCGTCTGGTAGTAGAGTTCAATACCTCTGCTGTTGATACGTTCATTGTCACTTAACTTGAGACCAACATAGAACTGCTGACCTGATAAGTTGGTGTTGATCGGTGCCCCATTACCTCCTACGTGTGTCACGACACTGGAAGCACAGCGGAACTCACTCGGCGTGAGTGATTCACCTTGACGCGAGTAGCATTCACGCGTAGTGAATGGAACAAGACCTTCGCTCTCGGCAGTATTGTGGAAATGTCTCGCAGAGTTCGTGACATCGATAGGGAAGAGGAAGTCATCATTGTATTTGAGATTGATCGTAGCCTGACCATTCGAGTTTGCTTCATAGTTCGCATTGGTTACAGGTGTCACATAGGTTCTCGCAGGAGCAACGGCATTGTAGGTGTTGAATAAATCAGCACTTCCGCGGTCCTTGTTCTCAACACCGAAGAAAACTCTTGTGATGATACGACCAGCACCACCGACATTACGTATAGTCATTCCAGTGCTCATCTGTCCTCCAGCAGATGCGACGGTAAATTTAGATAGTCTGTAATCGACATACGTGAATGTGAGGTTGGGGTTCGCTTGTTGATATGACATCATCATATCTTGAGGATAGTAGATATAGTCGGCGATTAACTGGGTCTGGGTAGTATCAATCTGTGCCTCGAAACCATCCTGATTGAAAGTGAATACACGATCACCAGGATCACTCATTTGGATTTCAAGTTCGACTAACTCTTTCATCATATACAGAGGTAACTGATTAACACGTAAGAATGGACAGAGATCAGCAATAGAGACTTGGAAGGAAGGATTGTCATCGCCATCATCACGTTTCAGTTCAGTCCAGAAAGCAGACTGGTAGATCGCACGACCGGTGCTCACTGGCGCAGCCATTCCTGTCCCCACTTTGTTGGGGAAAGTGCGTGTGACGGTCGCCCCTGCTTCAGGAGCCCCATTCACTGTTCCAGTTGAGATCATACTGTCAAATCCGTTGTCAAGTGTGATATGCTCGGCAAGAGAGTTACCAATAACGTTCTGTCCAGCAAGGGTATAGTTTTCGTGCGGTGAGCCACCGTCACCAGTGTTACGGACACCAAACTGGAACTTATCATCGCCATCGATCTTCTGCGAAAGGTATTCAAAACCGAAGTTCATAATACGTCCAGTCAATACCTGTTCTCTCTCCTTCATCGCTTCATTACCTACGAAGAGGGACTTGTATCCCATAAAGTAATTGAAATCATCGATCTCACAGATGGTCTTCGCACCAATCTTAAGTGAGACACGTTTCAAGAGTGAATAGACACCGATATTGAGAGGGAAGATACAACTTGATGAAGGACTTAACATACCGAAGTTGATCTTGGACATTGAGTGAAGGATACCTTTGTTCTGGAATGCGAATCTCATAAACTGATCATTCTGGACAACAGGGTCCAATACATCAGTCACTACATTCATTTCAGTATCAGTCGTCATCGCACCGATTTTTAAAAGGTCTGGAATATCACCAGCAGATACAGGGGAAGGGGACGTTGTCATTGCTCCGGAATCCATTGATTCATTTGGGTTCGTTGATTGAGACATAGTTTTATTATATCTTTAGAAATTAATTTGAATTAAAAAAACAAGTTAATATTTTGAATTACGATAAGACTTGGATACCACCGTCTTTGAAGACTAAAGTGTTCTTCGCGTGAATGAAAAGATACATCGCGTGGGGAGTATCGGTCTGTATGTCTGTTTCTAATTGGACACCCCAGTTTTGTGTGGTGAAATCAACACCATCACCGCTGATTGAATCGTAATTGACACCGACACCATAGACTAATCCACCTTCAGCATTGGTCTTATCAAAACCGCCTACGACATTCGGTTGAGATACGAACTGTGATTCACCTCCACCATTGGTAGTGAGCCACGTGTTGTTGGTATTGATCGCAGAACGTGTGATGCGTGAGAACTGTTTCACAGCATCAAGGAAGTTTCTTGTGAGTTGAGCATCAGCAGAGTAGTTGATGTCAAGACCAACACTTCCTTCAGGATTTTGGTGAATCGTGTCAATGTTGTATTCTAATGGGAAACGCTGACCACCTCGTAAGAAGACAGCCTGTTTGATCGGTGCCCCATATTTATCTTGAGGGTCTTCACTCAATGGAGATTTACCTCCAAGTAAGACACTTGTCGCCATACCATCACTCTTTAAGTTATTGATACTGACAGCAGGAAGGAAGTTAGCAAAAGCACCAAGAACACGTGTTAATCCAAGATTGAAATTGACTATAGCATTCGTGGAGTTGATAGAGGTATAGTATGAATGGACAGAGTTGTATTCAAATGTTCCTGACTGATCACCACTCGGTTCGGCTTCACAAACAAGGCGAACATTACTTAACTCATAGAAAGCGTCGGCGAGGGCGTTTCCCTCACCGTTCTGGGTGTAAAGGACGTTATTGTCTGGAGCGAGGTGAATCTCTATCAACAGACCCTTCGTTCCTGCGAGCGGAACAGACTGGACACCATTGAATAAACCACACGGAAGATGACAACAGAAGGAGTTACCTCCACCAACCGTGCCTCTTTGAGCAGGGTTGGAAAGGACAGATTCATAGGATACTTCGAAGTTAGGCATAATGAGAGCCGATTCACTTAAGTGCCCGACTTGGTCTTCTAATGAGTTGAGGATTGGAATGAAGGAGGCACAGAAACGATTGTAATGACGTATGTGCTCTATGGTTTGATGACTGACCTGACTCTTAATAACTAACTGATCAATGATATTGTAGATTCCCAATCGCGAATTGATTTGGGGTCTTGCCGTGACGGCACCTTCACCTCCCTTTACGAAGGAATCATCACCATCACCTGATTCTAACTGAACGTGAAAATCACCAACTAATCTAACCGATCTACCTATAAGGGCACGATCTTGTTCGCCTATAATGAATTGAATAAGAGGGTTACCATCACGAAAGGAGACACGTCCGTTGCTGGGAACATTTGAGGGCACGATTTCAAGATTGACAGACATTAATTTTATAATATCCTCAATAAAAAAATTTTAAAATAAAAATTTATTCCTTATATTTCGAGGGCAATATCGGTATTCTTGATAACAATACGACGAATGTGATGAACGAAGTTATGCCAGAGTTTGTTCTTAACAGGGGAATAGTCAGTATCGGTATATTCAACTTGGAGATTGAAATCTTTACCGACAGTGTTGTAGGTTCCGTTTTGAAGAGATAACGCTCTACCAATGACAGCATTACCCCAGAGGTTACGGAAGGAGTGAGGACGGATACCGCAGACAGCAAGTGCTTTCTCAAGTTCGATGACTGGTTGCTGTTGGACAGAAGTCTTTCTTGATATCGACCCAGTTTGGATAGGACGAGATGGATTAAGATGACCGTTGTAGAACCATTGATATTGAGATAAGTAATCCCAGATACCAGTAATACCAGATGAAACACTGGCGATAGCCTGATCACCGTATCCTTCATTGGTGAGTGCTCCAACACGTTTGTCACCAGGAGTTTCAATGTAGGTCATCGAAGGTCCTTCAAGGACCGCCGCGGTCTTCCCATCCGCATCGAACTGACCTTCACCTTGTCCGCCACCACCTGTAATCTGTTGGAATGCTTTATATACCGAAGCGTCCGTAGGGACGGATAAGATACCCTTCGCACGAGTCTGTGATAGAGGGAGTCTAATGTTCGCAACCGTATCACTCGCAATCTGTGAAAACTTGTAGTTCGTGGCAGAAAGGAAATCGTAATTGATAGTTCCACCTTCTTTCATCATAGACATCATTCTGCTGGTATAAGCAGGAGGCATCTCTAACTGCTGAAGGATGAGATTGACATTCTCTACCTGATACGAGGGATTGGTAAATCCTTTATACGTAGGGACATCGCCACCCACCGTAAGAGTTGGACATACAGATTCACTTACAAGTGTAAAATCGCCACGGAGACCTGAAATATCGACACCACTATTGTTGGTCTTCTCTTCGTCAAGTGTGATTTTAATTAATCCCCAATATCCACCTTCAGTATTCTCACCATCGTCTTCATCTCCCGGAACCCAATCAATTGCCTTGATTAACAGATAGTCATTAGTCGCACCAGCGAAACTACCGACCATCAGGGTGGAAGCATCGGTCGCCAGATCCACGGTGTTCTGGGCAAGGGTAAAACGTTCTCCTACTACCAGCGGAAAATTACTTAAATCAACCATATTGTTATCACGTTTGACATAGATAGTCGTAGCCTTCGCACCGTTTGCCCACTTACTTGTCGCTTCAGTAAGATCATCATCCTTACCATCGATCGAGTGGAAGATAGGTCCAAGGCGGACAGAACGATTGATATTGACAGTATCTAATTGACGGACACATCTCGCCGCGTCTTCTAAAAGGATTTCGATTCTTAATCCATCAGTTAGCATCGCAGGGAAAACCTTATCATTCGAGAAGATTCCTGTGTTTAGAGGAAGGAGGCATTTGACCTTCTGCTGTCCCGGATTGACACCGTCGGCGGTGCTTGTATTGTAGGCAGTCTCAAATGATTTGGTCGCTTGACTTTGTTCTAAACCATACGTATAGGGTTGGAAGTATGGATTTGAATTGACATTGTTCAAATCACTCTTGAAGGTCTGGCGAGTTCCACGACAGGCAACCGAGTGAATGGTCGCACCTTCAGTCATCGCACGTTTGCCCTTAATAGTATCATCAGTTTCATAGTCATACTTGATACGAGTTAAAACATTGTAATTTTGGATTTCTTCGAGTAGAACTCCTCCAGCACCACCAGAATAGATACGAATATCACGGATACATACTTGACCTCCTAATTTATCATCTAACTGAAGACGAGTTGGGAAAGTTGGTTGTTGATCAATATTCACAGTCCATTCAAGGTAAGATTCACGAGGTTGGAAGAACTTAACAGTTGGAGGAACAGTAATATGAACTAAACCTCCGTGCTGGAAATTGAGACCGTTTTCGGCTGGGATTGAGACTTTAGTTTGCTTGACAGGGATTTTATCAGACGATGACCAGAAAGACATTATTTTTATAATATCCTTAATAAAAAAATTTTAAAAATTAAATTTATTTGGTAGAATTCTTTACCCCTAAAATGCTCCTGAACTTCCTTGCTGACCTCGAACACTTGTCGATCCCTGTGCTAACTGACCAGTTGTAGAAGCAACTGCTGGAGCGAGTTTCTCTTGTGCCTGTTTCTCTTGATCATTCAATCCACCAGTCCTCTTTTCTTGATATTCTGCCTGATCTTTATCTCCTAACCAATCTTCAACACCAGAAGCAATATTCAATCCCAAGGCGAGCGGAGCAAGGACTGGAACCGCCGCCGAAACAGTATCCGCGATTCCACCAGCAATACCCAATACATTACCTCTTCTCTGTTCAGGATCCTTGTTCATCCATTCCTTGTGTGACATCGTAAGATCATCGACAAGGTTGTATCCTGCTAATCCAACTCCCAGACCGTGACCGATTACATCTCCCACAGCCTCTGCTTGCTCGGCACCGACACCAACAGTCTTGGCGAACTTCGCCGCGAGTGTAGGAACACCAACACCTGCTTTTTCACCAGATGCTTCTACAACACCACGTGCTTCTTGGAATCTTTGACCAGCACGAGCACCTGCTGAAGCCAGATCTCCCGGAGTATTTCTTATCATTTCAGCACCAGTCCGCAGACCTGTTGATTCTGCTAATCTCGTCGCCAGCGGAGCATTTTTGGATGCGATTCTACGTTCCAGAGCATCAGGGATTGCTTCCACATCTTTCGCCCTTAATGAATCTTGTGCTCTTGACCTTGCGTCCAGAAAACGTCTCGCAGTTGAGAAATCACCTACTGCTTGAATTGTATCTAATCCTTCATCTGCGTGTCTATCACTACCGACCTTATCATTCAAAGCACTACGCAATTGAGAAAAGTGAAGAGCCGTTTGTCTGTTGTGTTCTTCTATAATACCATTTGCGTCACGCATAGACGCTACAGCGGATTGACCTTGTGATAAGAAAGCATTTGATCGTTCATCCATAGTTTATATTTATTGATTTATTTTAATTAATTATTTCTTTTTCAAATGAGATTTATCAATCTTCTGTGCTTTCCCTCCCATCACCGCCGAATAGACTCTGGCGATACCCCATTGGGTTGATGATTTCACTTGAGGTCGAACGCTCTGGGGATTGCTGAAAAATGCCCCTTGTCCTTTCTTCTTGATTGTCCGTAATCCTGCGAGTTTATATCCAGTTACCCTACTGATTTCCGCCAGAGAATGATCTTCATCCTTCTTAAATCCATACTTCTTATTGAACTTCTGTTTCCACGTTAGACCCATTTGTGAATAACCGTTATTTTATTTCTGTTTCATCCAAATTGGTTGAAACATCAGCAGGATTGACTTCCTCTTTCTGTCCTCCCTTCGCTACTATTTTCTCAAAATTGTGATAAGCAAGGGGTGGATTAGCAGTAAGATCCAGATACAAGAAGTCATACTTCTGTGGTGTAGCAAGATGATAGATACTCAAAAAATTATCAGCACCTCCAAACTGATCTCCCAACTCTTCTGCGATCTTACCTAACTCCTTGTTGTTTGGGAAAGGACTACCTATGATCATATGGGTTGCGTTTGATCGAATGACTGGACTCACAGAACGGTAGTTTTGAGATGACATCAGTAATAGTTTGATATTGTAGTGCCTGAAGCGACTCGCTAAATGATTCAAATATGCCTCCCTCCTGATTTGACCGATGATATCATCGAGGACCAACGCAATGTCAGGACGATCAGCAAGGTCTTCATAGGAACTTTGACGATCAATAATACCCATTACCAACTCATCGCTATACTCATCGTGTGTCTCTGCGACCTTTTTTAGAAATCGACTGGTCTTGTCGTTATGGATAGTTGGTGATATGACCGTTATTTCATCAAAATAGTCCTGACCGTAGAAATCACTATTGAGTAAAAGGTTACTGATGATCGTGCTTTTACCTGTGCGGATGGGTGAAATCATCAGTAATAGGGCAGGAGGTTGGGGAAGGTTTGGATGTAGTGGTTTTTGGGGTTCATTTGGAGGATCCTTTACCTTTAAAATCTTTGGAAATGATGACGCTTTGGCGAGCTCTGGAGGATTCATTATATGAACTCCCAACAAAAAAAATCAAAATTTGAAACTTTGTTTGTGGTTTGGTGGTAAGTAAAAACATATCACAATGCCCAATGGTCGTGCTCGCTCTCAACGGACCCGACACGCTAACAATCGCCGGAACACTCGTCGTGATCGCGAGGTTGGTAGCGAGTCCAACCCAATCATCGCTTGTCCAGTCTATCCTGACATCGAGGCTACTCCTCCCACTTCTCCTGTGGAGGTGGTTACTCAAGCGGATCAGGTCGATGGTCTCAATGAACAAATACGCGATCTTGTTCGAATCAATGAAGGTCTAAAGACCAAACTCAAGGAGGAGGTCAAATCAGGCAAAGCGATCGCATTGGAGCGGAAGCAGTGGCTTGGTCGTTACAACTATCTCAAGTTGGCGATGGCTGAACTTGGGGAGGAGATGGAGGAACTTGGATACGGAGAACTTCAAGGACTTGAAATTATGCTCGACAGTAACTTTGAACCCAAAAAGAATGCCTATGGTAGATACTCTCATCCGTTCCATCTCAACTTTGCGACCAGAGGCAAGGACTGTAAGGATACGGCAAAAATGAATGCTGTATGGGGTAGTGGTCACAAGGATGAAACTGGTCTCCACTTGATGCCTCTTATGGTAGCAAAGCAAAGAGCCAAGGAGAAGGGTATTGATTGTCACATAATGACCCTTAATGAACTCCAAAAGGATCTCAATGCTACTATGGAGGTCGCAGACAAGTTCGAAAAGGAGAACATCTCACTTCGAAAGATCGCACGGAACGAACTCAAGGCACAGGAGTTTGAGGAACGGAACAAGATGAAATCCTTCTACAAGGGTAAGGCGGTTGAGACTCAAACGGATGAAATGTGTTTCTATGATACGGATATGGCTGGGTGGTCTGGGTTTTAAATTAATTCAATAAACAGGGATAATATGTGTAATCAGGGGGGGATAATTTTTTTTAATCAAAAGAGATCCTTGGATTCCAGCACTCCCAACTAAAATTTGAAAGTTCGTTTGTGGATTGGATAGTAACCAAAGCAAAAAAACGCAACTGAACTCTCAACAGATCTCCAAAGCAAATTTGAAACTCTGTTTCCAGTCCAGTCTATCAAACAACCAACCAAACAACCAACAACCAACGATGTCCAACTTCTCTTGCCTGTGTAACGCTCGTGGGTGGGCGAGTGGCTACGAGACTGTGTGTATGAAGCCGAACTTGGAAGACGGAGGTCTCTGTAAGGCACACCAGAAGAAGTTGGACCTCAAGCAACTCCACTTTGGGACGATGGACCAAGAACGTCCTACGATCTGGGGTGAGCTCGAGGGGGAATCAGTGGGTCTGGTCGATTCACTCAAGGTCAAGGAGGGCAAGAACATCCCTTGGAAGAACGAGGATCCAATCGAAGATGTCGATGACTTCCGTAACAGGTCTCAAAGGGGGGAGAAGCCTTGGGGAACTGGGGAACGTCCCAACAAGCGAAAGTCATCGCCAACCAAGAAGACTGGGAAGAAGTCATCTGGATACGACAAGATCAAGGATCTGGAGCAAAAGGTCTTCAAGGCTCGGGAGGGGCTTCAGGAGGCAAGGGAGAATCTCCAGCAGGTTGAAGCAGAATTCAAGCAGGCTCGGGAGCAGTGGGCAAAGCAGGATGTTGTGGATGATGGTGATCACTGGACCACTGGAGCATCCAAGATCGAGCACTGGGATCCGGAGGCAGAGGATATGGCTGTGTTCTTTGTAGAGAACAAGGCACTGGATGGTGGTCGTGTTGCTTGGGAGGGAGACTACGACACGGTGGTTGGACGTTGGAACTGGGAGAAGCAGGAGATCATCTTCAAGGAGGCAAAGGAACCCACGAAGGCACAGGTGGTCACCTATGAGTCAAAGGGAACGGAACGGAAGGCAAATCCTACCAGTGTCGAATACATTGACGGAAAGACATACCACATCACTCCAGCAAACGAGGTGATCCTTGAAGGCGATGACGATATGAAGGTGCTCGGTTGCTGGATGGACAAGACGGAGGAGATCGAGTTCTATGAGGATGAAGTGTAGTGTAGTATCATTCAATAAATCTAAACCAAAAATTCAAAATCTAAATACCATCTAATCAATTTCAAAGGGCATCTAAACACACAACCAAAGGGAATCTAATCAATTTTAAAGGGCATATTTCAAATCCAAAGGCATTTTAGACCATTTAGACATTTCTTACTCAAGTTTCAATTCTACCATATACAAAATCACAACTAAAAATAATCCCTGAACCATAATACTTATATGATAATATATGATAAGTTTTTTTTACTTTTGAAACAAAAAAATCTAAATATCTAAATTATTTTATTACCCCATTATAAATGCCTTCGTCACCAAAACCAAACGTTAATTCTACACTTACTGAAATTAAAGAGTATGTGAGAGAATACAAGATCAACAAACCTGAAATCAAACTTACTATGAAGAAAGCACAACTCATTGAAGGTCTCAAGAAGCACGGACACTGGGATGGTCGTGTAAAGAAGATCAGCCGTGCCCAGAAGTCATTCCTATCTGGTATCGATGATGGTTCAAAGAAAGCGGAACCAAAGAAGAAGAAGGAATCAGGTTCATTCAATGTCAAGAATGATAAACCTGCTTCAGTAAAAAGCGGATCCAAGAAGAAGAAGATGAAGATGCCGATGGGTCCCACATCCTCTTCTAATCCGTATTAATCCATCCTATTAACACTTTGATTACAGATGAGTATCATCATCTCAAATAAGACCAGTAAGTCTGGTTTATCTTTTAATAACTTTTTAATCTGTTGAACTTCAAAGATATTGATCAAGTTCAATCGCTCAATCTGTGGATTCTTCACTTCCGGATTCATTCAATATAATATAATCTTTATTTTTATTTAATTCCTCGTGACGTGGGATTTGATCCTTGCCCTGTGGTGAGAACCAATAGTCTTTACCATACTTCACAGATAGTTCTTCACCTGCTTTGATCTTCTTGTTCGCGATCACATCCATAAAGTGATACTCGCAGTTACAGTTCTCGGTCTTGTATTCATCGGTTCCATCATAGCACAGATCATTGATCATATGACCTACTAACCTACTGTCATTTGTGAATTTAGGGCAACCAAGGATCGTAAATCCCTTCTGGATACCCATAGCATAATCACGATAGTCATCAAGTTCATCGTGAGCCACTTTCACATCAGGGAACAAATCATTACAACAGGCAAACTCCATTCCCTTCTTCTCTTCATTGTAAGCAAGGATAAAATGAACTGGGTAAGTTGTAATAAATCCACCCTTCTCAATATCCTTTGTCGCATATAAACCCATACCTCCTCCTTTAAGTCCTGACTCTTTCACTTCAACAGGCATCTCATCATTCTTTTGATTAAGATTACACGCCTGAAGGATTTGAAAGACCGTCATCTTGATATCTTCTTGACTGACTTGGGGTATTTTAGGCACTTCAGGTTCTTCCTTTTTCACAACATTCATCATTCCAGCAACCATTATAACTTACCTTTAGATTTTTTTCCCTGATTTAAAACCTGTGACGCGATGTCCAGAGGTGTTGTATTGGTCTTGGTGATTTTATAAATGATCGCCGAGTTCGGTGAGACACTCGCCAATGTGAAGTCAGGGTTGTGGATACTGGTAGTGATAGATGTAATGGTTCTTGGTTTCGTGATCGTGAAGGTTGCTTGTCCTGATCCTTCAAAGAAGAAGTCACCAAATCCATTCTCCTTATTGACTACATACATAGCAGGTAGAGATTGACCTCCGTCATATCCACCGTAATAGTTATAGTCACCTATCAAATCACTCTTGATCACATAGTAAGCATTCAACATCTTCGAAGGGAGTTGTGAAGCACTGATCTGGCTGGATACGGCATCTTTCGTAGATGGAGGAAGATATGTGTATTCACCTATCGCACCACCTGTTGCTCTTCCCATAACCATAGGAGGAGTCGTATTGTAATACTGTGCTCCCCAAGTGTTCGATGAGAAGGCTACGAGATCGCTAC